GCGTTTAATTGGACATAGCTTTCTTCAACAAGCCACTCTTCTTTACAGCGTCAAACCCGGCAAGTCCTAATCCGAGTTCGGGACTCGCCACGCCAATTCCAAATCTTACAAGCGGGTTTTCAAGCCCTCCTTTAATTGCTCCCATCAATCTTGAGCCTGAGCCCTTGCGTGCCACCATGTAATTGCCTTTCATTTTTATATTATTACAATATAAATTATTTCATTTCACTCTCATCAAAAACGATCCGATCAAAACCACGATAGATGTTTCGGTTGCCATTAACGTTTATCGCAATCCAATCATTCTTGTTTACGAATGCTAAATCTACCAGAGCTTGAAATTTGTTCGCGTCAATCTGAACTGTCTCATCAAATAACTTATTCAATTGTGATTTTCCAATGTTGAATGTGATCACGTTCGTGACAAGTTCTCTTAGAAACTTCGGTAGCTTCTGGTAGTTCTGCTGTAAAATGAAAATTGTTGTTCTCATGTGGCGCATTCGTGTCACAATCTTCTGAAGCCGGGCTTGGATCTCCGGCATCTTAAGTGCGCTTTGAAAATCATCAATAATGATTAATGTGTTCTCTTCGTTCTCTGCGTTCTCCTCTATCTTCTCAATAGCTTCGTCAAGATTCTCTTCGGACAATGTGTCATAAATGTCTTCTGTCGGCAGATTCTTGCCGAAAATATCGTTTTCAATACTGCGACGGGATCCCGCTGGCATGAAAAGCAATATGTGCTCAAAGCACCTCTTAAAAACTGTCTTAACTAAATTTGTCACAAGACTAGTTTTTCCTTGACCCATTTTGCCACAAACTATGTTAAAGCTTGTCTTTGAGAATAAATCGGCTATCATCGGATACTTGAGTAGTTTGTCGTCAATCACATCGTCTACATTCATCTTAACCTTTTTCAGGTTGGGTTTTTCCAATATTTCAATTTTCATTCTATTTAATAACTATTGAGAAAAAATTGATCATGGAAAATGATTTAGAAAAAAACATAATAATACTATATAAAAACCATGGAAGCTGGCGACGTAATTATTCAAGACAAACCTAAGAGAAAAACTCCGACTCCGAAAAAGAAGGAGGGCGAAGAGAGAACAGTTGTGATTTACAAGCTTGAGATTACTGGAACAAATTTTCTGTATGTTGGGCACACAGAGAACTTCAAACAACGAGTTGACAACCACCGCACTGCTTGTAAGGCAAACTTAGATCCAAGCGCATTGAATAGTGCTAAAAATTCCCCTTTGTATATTGAGATTAATAAACAAGGGGGCTGGACAAAAGTTACCATGACTCCAGTTGAAGAGTTCGTGTCAAAAAATAAAGTTCAGTCTCGTATTCGTGAGCAATACTGGATTGACAAGATTCAAGTGGCGAGACGGGATGCTGTGATGTTGAATAGCTGTTCTGCTTACGTTTCTCCTGAACAATACCGCGAATATCACAATGCCAAAGCCGCCAAATATCACGAAGAAAATCGTGAATCCCGCAATGAAAAAGCACTTGAACGCAATAGTGCCAAAATGACATGCGCGTGTGGGGTTGAACATCGTGTCGGCGACAAATCACGCCATCTCAAAAGCGCCAAACATATTGCCTGGGAAAAGGCTAAGGATCAGGAGTTCGCCGATCGCCTTGAAAATGAAATGAACGAATTAATAGAAAATAATCTAGCTTAATTGTATTACAGATGGACGCTCCCAAATTTGAACGCCTACCGACTTTAGACGAAAAGTTTTTTGATTCTTTGTTAGCAATCCTGTCCAAGATAACAATTCCCAAGAAGGCCTCGTGTTCCCTTGGACGCTCGGCTTTCATTCACACCCACCGGGCTTGTGCCATCGGGGACGCCTTCCACTTCACCAAGCGGACTATCAACTTGAGCCGCATGTCAAAAAAGTTTCCCGCACTACACGACGAAATTATGAGAGTGGGTCATCTGATCTGTGATCCCGTGGGCCACTCATTCACATCAGTATATTTAAACAATAACTGTATCTCGTCGCCGCACAAAGACAAAAGCAACCACGGTCCCGTCGTTATTGTATCATTCGGAGATTTTTCGGGTTGCCGCCTTGTGATTGAAGGAGAGATTGCCGACGCGAAAAATCAACCCATCCGCTTTGACGGAACCAATCTTACGCATTGGAATGAACCAGATTTGGTTGGAAACAAATATGGACTTGTGTTTTACAGTCACAAAGAAATTATTCGGGCTCGGCAGCAGCGTTGATTTTGACATAAGATTTCACTTGACGGGGATTGGATCCCATCGCGATCATGTCTTCTGCTAATTTATCGTTTAAACGCACCGTCTCGCTATGATTTTGGGTCAAATAGTAATGCCGCAATGAATTAATTGATTTACCTTCTCCGAATATTTCATTTAAACGCTGGCCTAATGAAACATTTGAAAGCGGCTGGCGCTGCGAATTGAACAATAAATGATTAACTTCATTCGGGATCAACAGAATCCACGCCTTAAGGATTTTCTTTAATGAAGCAGGGATTGCCATTTCTTGGCTTCCCATTTCTTTTGCTGTTTTGAATTTGTTGAATACGAACTTGCTCTTACGCATGTCAAGGAAATTTTCAGTTTTTTTATCCTTGGGTTTCAATACCATCTCTGTAAAGTCAATTGCGCGCCTCGGCTGTATGTGCCCGTGATAGAGACTCACGATCACATAATTCTGTATTTGCTGAAGATCTCTCATTGTTAATTCGGATTTTTTGTTGATAGCATCGGCGTCCTTTTTTAAGAACTTAACCACATCAGCCATCTGAGAAGGAGTTATCTCTGATTCTTCAAGCTTCGGCGTCATCTGGCTTTTATCTGTTTCCTTTTGAATTGTTTTTTGTATTTCGTAAATCTTTTTTCTATATTCAAGCATCGGCGCAATTGCCGATATTGCGCTCAATATTGTTTTTTGCGTTGTAATTAGGAATGTGCCTGAGTAGCTAAAAACTTTATCAATGTCTCTAAATTTTTCAATATCGGGACTTTCTGTGTCTCCGAACATGATTTTGTATGCTGTTTTCAAAATCGTATTGTATGTTTTTAAAGTTGATTCGGCAGCTTTAGGTTTTGCTACTTTGAGTTGGTCTATGAAGTTCATTCTATGATGTATGTTGATATTTTAGTTTTTGCTTTATTCTTGTTTTTTTTGATCAATTTTTTTTAAATATGATGGACCATCAAAAAATTGATCACTTCTTTTGAACCTTGTTTGAGAGATAAAATAAAAAAACAAATAGTCAAAATTAACAAAATGAACTCAAATACTAACTCAAAGAAAATTAGGAAAATCTGCACTTGCTCCACTTGTGGAAAGTCTGGACACAACGCGTCTAATAAAAAATTCCACCCTGACTATGAATTCACGGGCGTTAGCGTTCCCGCGCAACCCCCCATGATTGAAGAGGAGATTAGCGAATACATGTCCGATCTATTGGAATGCTCTGTATGTTTAAAGCAAACCAAAAGAATAGACTTACATTGGAATGAAGGCGGTGGTTCCTTTACTGATGTGTGTTGCTCCTGTGCCTATGAAGCCAGAAACAAACATAACGCAGAAAAGAAGGAAATACCAGCGCCCTTCCGCACTGAAATCACCGCCCCTAAATACTATATGAATAATGGGTTTATGGACAGACACTTCTTTGACGAATACCTTGCCGAAAATGCTTCCAAGGTTGTGCTCCAAAAAATCAATGAATACTGGACAGACGAGGAAGACTTCTTGGAATACAAAGTCTTTGGTCTTGAAAACCCCAGCGACAGAAAAGTTTTGGAATACAGCGAATGCTGGATGCTTGACTATACCGATGGATACTTACCCATCGTTGGGACTGGAATAAATACCAGCAGTTGCTACTCTATGTGCCGTTGTGGAATGGACAGAGAATTGGACGACGACGAAGAACCAGAAAGACTTACCCTTGACGAAATCTGTGAGTTGATGTCTAAAAAATACAAGACAACAACCAAAACTGTTCTCCAAAATCTTGAAAAGCGTAAGATATAATTTGTATTTTGTATATTTGTATATTTGTATATTTATCATTAATTAATTAAAATCAAAAGCGGGGGCATTTGCCCCTATGTTTTTTTTTATTAATGGCATTTTTTGGTTGATCAAAAAAATTGATCACTTCTTTTGAACAACCTTTGAAAGATAAAAATATATAATTATTAAAATGACAGACGCCCAATCCAAAATCGTATTCTCTATCAGCCCCGAATTGAAGGCTCTTAACCTTGATAAAATAGTCCTTGACAATGTCGTATTAAAAGCAGCAATTATCAGAGCATTAAAATGTCCAGTTAACTTTAAAGGAACTAAATTTACTGAGGAAGAATTTGAACTCTGGTGTATTTATAAAGATGTCTGCGTCGGAATCGTTAGCAACATCAAAGTCTCTCCTTATTACTTCAACAAAGAAGGCTCCAAGTTGTGTTATTGGTTTCTTGATATTAAAAAAAATGAGTTTCGTATTCTTGAAAAAAATGGACACACTATCCGAGCAAATATTAAAAAAAATCAGTTGGAATGGGGTAATTAAACCGACGGGAAACGTCGCATGAAGTCCGCATGGTTCTCTTCCAATGATTTGTTCTTTCCCCACAACAACCAGCGGCTCAATGCCCCCGGCGAGTAAGCGTCGTCCCAATCCTCCCCGGGGCTTCTTCCGTGCCTCGCAAGGTAAGCGTTTTTTTTCTTATCATCGCCGTGATCTATGAAGGTTGAACCCGTGGCTGATCCGAAATGAACCGTCTTGCCGTTTTTGAATGTTGCCATTAATCGTTTACCTTTTCGCGTTGACTTCTGTATTTTCATTACTATAATATAAATAAATATATTATATATTTAAAAATGCTAAAATCAGAATACAATCCCGATGAGTCTTTTATCATTAAAGCCACCTGCAAAATTTGTAATGTTAAATTGCCCAAAATGTCTATCAGACTTTTTGAAAGCTTTGTTTGCGTTTGCCAACGGAACTTGACAAATCCATCTTGCTATGTAAGAAGCGATATTGAAAATGGCGCCATATTTGATCCTATCACAGGGGAGAAGAAAAACTGATCAGGCAAAATTATTTAGAAGTAATATCTTTAGAATATATATCACAAGACACTATGCCATCAACCGAAGCTCAAAAACGCGCCGCTAGAAATTGGCGTGCCAGAAATCCAGAGCCACAAAAAATATTTAAAAAAATGTGGCTTGAAACCAATCACGATAAACATTTGGAATATGCCAGAAAATCTATGGCTAAAAATTACTTATGGAAATGCGCAATTAGAGATCTCATGCGATGCCTTCTTTAGGAATAATAAAAAATTGATCTTTTCAAAACACTTTTTTGAAAAGAACATGAACATTTCTTATCTTTATCCATTATATAAAAGCCAATGACCGATTCCGCCAAATTCAATTACACCCAAACTTTTTGCTTCAAAGCCGATCAAACCCCACCCACATTATCATTTGACGATTTAATTTCTCGTATTTCATCGTGCGAAGATACATATGAATTTCTCAAAGAAGATATTCGGTGTTTATATTTTGATATTGACTGTTATGCTCCCAAAATTAAGAGACTGGATTATGAAAAAATTGAAACAAAAGGATTAGAATATTGCCGAACTTATTTACAAGCATCTGGCCTCAATACTGACAAATATGCCATGGCGACCGCTCATGGGAATTGTCTCAAAAAAGATGGATCAATTAGTCCAAAATATTCAGTTCGGTATTGGTTTCCAGATATTAAAACTCATCGTAAAACATTACAAGCATTTGTAAAAGAACTTAATGCGTGGATTATTTCAAATGCTAAAAATGATCCTGACCACTTGTTTGAATACGTTGAAGAACTTTTTAAAGAAAATGATTATCGTGTATTTGATGAAGGAATTTATGATCCAAATAGAAAAATGCGATGTTTGGGAACTTCAAAGCCCAAAGAGACACGTCCTTTGATTCTTAAACATGGAACTGTTGCTGATACAATTATTCAAAATGTCGGAATGGCGTCTCAAACAATTGCCGGTAAATCACCCGTAGAAAATGGCGTGAAAATTTCTAGTGAAAATGAACATATTCAAAAGTATTGTGATTATATGAGTATTATTAATCAAACTGAATTCAATGAATACAAAGGTTGGTTAAAAATTACATTTGCTTCCGCAAATTTGCTTATTCCGTTTGACACTTATGATAAATTCATGCGTGGTTGTCAAGGATATGATCAAGAAAAAAACCGAGAAACATATGAACGCCCAATATCAAATAAAAAAGAAAAACTTGGCTGGAAACATATTTATGATTTGGCTTTTGCTTCTAATCCAGAAAAGAAAGTTGAATTAGATGCTCAATGGGGAAAAGATTTATTCTGTAAATACAAATTCAGAGGCATTTTCAGTAAGTTCAATTCCGATGAGGAAAATGATGAGAAACGCAATAAACAAGCAAAAGAAATTCACAATGAAATGATTAAATATTGGGAAAAGTATCATTTTAAAGTTAAAAAACCTTATTGTTTTGCTTTTAAAACTGAAAATGGTTTTAATTTTATTAGTGACACTGAACTTCACAAAATTTATGAAAATTTACATTTTAAGTTTGATAATAAAACTTTGCCATTTACAAAACAATGGGTTCATGAATTCAATATTAAAGAATTTCAGGGCTATGATTTCTGTCCTCCTCCCATGCCAATTAGTGATGACAAATTTAATTTATTTAATGGTTTCGTTCATGAAAAGATTTTACCGTTTCAAATGACATCTGAAGAAATTAAAGATAATTGTCGCATTTTCATTAAACATCTATGGTATTTGTCAGGAAAGAACAATAAGGTGCTGGATTACATTTTGAACTATTTGGCTCATATGATTCAAGATCCAGGCGAATTACCCCGCACGTCTATTCTTTTCAAATCTGAACAAGGTGTTGGTAAGAATTTATTCTTTGAATCATTTGCTGATAAAATTCTAGGAGAAGAATATTTGCTTTCCACTGCCAATATTGATCATATTCTTGGTAGATTTCCATTAATTAATCAGAAAATCATGGTTTTATTGGATGAAGTGAATGGCCAAGACTCATTTCTTGCAAATGATAAAATCAAAAACTTCATTACATCAATAAAAATTAATTATGAACGCAAGGGCATTGATGGAGTTGATATTAATAACTGTTCACGAATGTTATTCTTTACAAACAATGAAACTCCTATTAAGATTGAACAGTCTGATAGACGATTCGTTGTTGTTGAATGCTCTTCTGATATGATGAACAATACTCCATATTTCAAAGCATTGTTGGCTGCATTCAATAATAAAAAAATGATCTGGGCGTTTGCTCAATTCTTAATTAACCGAGATATTGCTGAATGGGATAGTGTGAATGACCGCCCAATCACGAATCTTTACAAGCAAATTAAAACGCAAGCCGTTCCAACCAATATTAAATTCTTCTTGGAATATTCCGGATTTGATTTTCAAACTGAATATTCTGGAAAACAATTATTTGATATGTATTTGACGTTTTGTCTGTTACATCCAAAGAAATTCTCTCCTATTTCAGAAATGACATTCTTGAAGAAATTAAAAGATATGAAATTCTTAAACAAGATAAAAAAACGCGATTCAAATACATATTTGTTTGTCAAGGAAAATCATGAGAAATTTATTATAGAAAATCGCGGGGGCGTTGAAGATGACGAACAAATAGATGATTTTGAATTTTAATTGTGGAGGCTGTTTTTTACCCTCCACATGACCCTCCACCACTCCAAAATCGCATTTTCTTATTTAAATCAGTGTTTGCTTACCACTTTCAGTCTCTCTTATTATTATTATTATTATTAATTTTTTAAAATAATAATAAAAGAGGAGGGTGTGGAGGGTGTGGAGGCTGTGGAGGGTAAAAATGAGATTCTGTGAAATGAAAAACGATGATGACAATAAAAGGGAGTGAGTGGCATTTTGACCCCCCGCACCCTCCACATCCTCCATCACACACATATTTTTTTGGCTTCCATCCGGCTTCCATTTACGCTTCCATCGTTCCATCTTCGGCGAATGGGCTATTAAAAATAGTCTGGGTTATTGCTGCGGTCTGTTTGTTTAACCGCACGGAATTATTGGCTGCTGATTGGGTTGGTGTTATTGTGATCCCTGGTAATTTGTCATCTTCATGTAGCGAAGTTAAGTTGTCATGAATGGATTTTTTAAGTAGTCTGGAATTCTCAAATAGTTTTGTGTAGG